ATAAAAATCTCCTTTCTTATGTTCAATTTCATCATTTAGAACTATTCTTTCTCTTGGTATCTTGACTTCTACCATGGTCTCTCTAAAAACAAAATTTGGTTGAGTGCGATTCTTACTTTCCCCCAATAAATATCCTAAAACTTCAATATTTATTTTTGTTTCCACCTTTCTTTCTTCGTCTGTAAAAGAAGTATAGTTATTGCTTTGATCAAACATTTCTTTTATGAACCCTTCATATCTATGTTTTTGATTTTTTAAAAGAATATAATTTATACCACCGGGAACAGTAGCAAATGGTGTTATTAACTCATTCATCTGTTGCTGATATTCTGTTCTAATTGTGATTTCATAATTAGCAACAATATAAACTGGTATTGGTATAGTTATTGTCTCATAAACCACTCTTTTATAGTTGGCATTCGGAAAATTTATCCTGCCTTTTGAACTTTTTGTTTTAGCATTTACAAAATTTGATGTTTTTAAGTGGTTTATTCTTCTAGCGATCGGGATTGTGCCACCTTTTTCATCATTAACCGGCATGACGTTACCCCAAACAGAACCTTTTCTAGATAAAGATTTAGTAACGCTAGTTCTTTCAATCGTTATCAATGGCAATATCAATGTTCCATTTTTATCTCTAACTAAAGAATTCTTTTTACTTTGGAAAGGCCTTTCAGAACCAGCCCAAATTACCGGCACTTTAGTCCAACCTTTGTTTGTTGTTGCAAAAAGATCTAATTCTTCATCAATATATCTAATCATAGACCTATCGATATTCTCAATTGTAGACACAGGAAATGGTATTTCTTTTAATCTCTCAAGTTCATTATTACGTGGCATCAAAAAGTCCCTCGCGAGCCTTTATACATTCGGCACTAATTTCCATTTGATGGTTAATTTGACCAAATAACTGTTTTGGCTCATTTAAAGTAGTTATTTCATAGTAACTGTCTCCATATGCTACAAAATCGCCTTCTCTAACAAACAAATCTTGATCCTCAGTGAGTCTCCTCTTATGAAAATGGATTGTAATTTTTGATTTTCTATCTACACCCAAATTTGTTGTCTCTGTTTCATAGCCCTGCCACTCCACTAAAGCATAAACTCTAATTGGATTAAGAAAGTTTTTTTGTATTGCTTCTCCGTAAACAGGATGAAAATCAGTATGTTCTAAACTTATCGGATAATATACAATTTGTTGACCAATAACATTTTCGATAAGCTCATCATTAATTTGCTTAACATAATCTCGCTCTTTCTTACCTAAAAAGAGCGGAGGCGGTGGTTGTTTTGGTTGAGACCATTTATTATCAGCCATTTATTTATCCTACGAATACCGTTAGAGGAACTTTCTCATGAACTTTAACTGATGCATCCATCAATTCAGAATCATTTTGAGCTAATTTAGAATAAGTCATTTCTGCTAATGTTGTTTTAAGCTCTTCTCTTAACTTTTCTTGTTCCGTTTGAGCTTGCCCTATTAAATCAGCTCCATTTAATGTGACAGATTCGCCTGGTATTGGTATCGTAGTAAATTTACTTCTTATTTGCCCTAACATCTCTTTGCATAATGCTAATGCAAACCTGCGTATCCATTGTTTTCCGATACTGTTGATGCTCCTGAAAGGCAAATTAGCAAATGGCAGTGTGTTCATGTTGTTGATGCCATTTACTTCTTGGCCAGAATCTTCAAAAGGATCAGTTGGCAAAGAAAACTGAACCCACATATTTGTTGGCGAATGAAGGTTTGGTATCGGAAATAATCTCAATTTATTGTTTTTTAATTCATATGACCAATGTGACATTCTAGTATATATAGCATCTTCAAAAGCAAGAGCTTGAGCCTTATTTTGCCAGGCTGGAATTAATTCAAAAGTTGATTGATCGGAAAATTGACCATAATTATGAAAATTGCCAACTACGTTTAAACCACCATAATAACCAAAAAATCTCCACATTGCATGTGGAGTCTTATAGAAAACTTTTTTAATGAGAAGCTTTTTATTTTTAACTTTCTGGAAATAATCTACTCTACTGTCAGATGCCGCTGATGAGGAGACGATATACTGTAAATCGTAATCTTGCACACTAGCTGTAAGCTCAAATGACGCCGAATATTCCGTATGTGACCTACCTATACCAATTTCTGCCGCTGCAGCCTCTGCAGTTGCTCTCGCATATCCAAAATCAAATTTTGGAAATTTTAAACTAGCATGAGATCCATCTAAAGAAGAAGATAAAGTGGTATCCCCTGTTGATTTTAAATTACCTAGATGGTCAAAAGCTCCGGTCGAATGACCCAAATATGAAGACAAAGAATTATTAGCTTGATGCACGTTTATGATATAAGAATATTCTAAAACAGCTTCTTCATATGCAGAATATACGTTAGCTGTCGTTAATTCTATATCAAGAACATCACCACCTAATTTTCTATAAACATGAGTTACCTGATCAGAAGCACCTGACAAAAAATTAGAATCAAACAAAGGAGAAGCAGGTTTCGAATAAATTTTATATGGTAACGCTGAATTCACGTCACCTACATTTCCAGTTACCGGCAAAACTGTGCTACTAGTGTTGCTGGCAGGAGATAAATTTGTCGTCGACATTCATGGGTCCTCCGGTCATTTCTCTAAATAGTTAAAACAAACAGGAAAAAACCACAATGTTATTTTAAACCTCTATATCACTATCAGATAAAATATCATTAAAATTTCTATTCACTGTCTCTGATGGTGGTTCTTTCGCTTTTGGCTTATTAATTTTTCTCTTTCTGCTTGTCTTTGGTCTTACTACTACTGGAGCTTCCTCTGCTGTTTCTGTTGCAGTCATTGCGGGCGCTTGTTCATGAATCTCCTCTTGAACAGGAATTGAACATTGAGCAGGAGCCTCAATAACAAGTTGTGCAACATCATTAGCATTATTTCTACTTAAATTAGCGCGTAAAGCATTAGCCTTCAAAACAAATTTAGGACTTCTCATTTTTCTAGATTTTTTTCCCATAAAAAACCTCCTTTTATATAAGTAGTAACAAACAAAGAAACGCCCTGCACCGAAGTGCAGGGAGTTTTGGAAAACATTTAACTATCTATTACCCGGTAATCGTCAAAGCGCCTGTGGCGCCAGAGATTCCATATGCATGAAAACCAGTGCCATCACAAATGATTTCCACCTTGTCACCAATCAACGCAGTATTGGCAACGAAATTAACTTGATCACCCGTTAAAGCAGTCTCCTCATCTTCATTGCCACCGCTTGAATCAACAATACGACCAGACATTTTATCAGCCGTACCGCCAGCAACGATATAGGCCGTAGTTGGGTTAGTTCCAACAATAAACGTATATTTGCAACCACTGATGTTAGTAGCAGTAGCGCTCGGAAGCGTCACTGTAAACCCACCAGCAAGGTTTAACATAAAGACTTTTCCACTATCTGCTACCGTCAAAGTTTTAGCTGCAGTAAGCGATTCAACCTTCAATCTATCACCACTGAGAACCGTGCCACTGCCCAGTGCAATATCTCTCTTTAAATTCTCAATTAACGCCTCGACTCTTGCGAGGCCTAATCTTTTAGTACCCATATTTATATTCTCCTATTGTGAGTTTTATATAACTTACTCTCTAATCGTCGACGAAACATATAAATTAAAAAGTATTTAAGGAAACATAAAAAAAGGGGGCTCCTACTATCAAAGATAGTTCTTAAGAGCCCCCAATTTGAACATAACTAGTAGTTTTTAATCAATTATTGATTAACTAGTAGCCCCTGCCCCGCCAAGGAGATCACGGACAACCACTACACCATACATGTCAGGACGTACCATCTTCTTAGCGTAACGGGTCATGACACCCTTACGTGGCACAAAGTCTTCCTGACCAAATATGGTCGGAGTGACTTGGAGTGGCACGTATGGAGCGTATACATAACCGCTTTCTAAGAAGGATCCACCCTTGCGGCCAACGAGGACCACATTTCTTGGGAAATAAGGATCAACATACACATCCCATTTCTTGCTAAGTGCACCAGTCTTAACAGCACCAACGGTACCGCGATCTGTATCAGCGGTCACACTAGCGCGGAATCCGGCAGTAAACTCAAGGATGTTAGCAACTTCAGGTCCGCAGACCAAGAAATTGGCTCCACCACGAAGGGTTTTCCTGTGGATTTGAGCAGAAACATCGTTAATTGTTTCAACAAGCGTCTCGTACCATTCGCTAACAGTACCGGTGAAGTCAGGAGCAGCCGAAGATGCACCAATTTCAACACCAGTTGTTCTGTGAACAAAAAGCCCCGGAGAGCGCGACCAATAATAAGTACCAGCC